CGGGAGATAAGACTGATAATGTAGAAGGTTTAGTTGGTGTCGGTCCAGTTACAGCAGAAAAATTATTAGGTGACGCAGAAACTATTGAAGAGATGTGGGCTAAGGTTCACGCTGCTTATGTTAAAAAGAAAAAGACTTATTCAGATGCCATCCTAACTGCACGGTTGACACGTATCTTGCGTGATGGGGAGTACGATCATGTAACAGGTAATGTAAAACTTTGGGAGCCAACACTATGAATGATGAAGAGCTTTGGCCTCCTATTGATGATGCACTTTTAAGGAGGTTAGATGAGATTTATCCTGAACAATGTCCCTCTACTGATCAAGAAGATAGAGAGATATGGCATTATGTAGGTGCAAGGTCAGTGGTACGGATGTTGTATTCCGTTTACAATGACCAAAACAGTACAGAAAATTAATTATGTGCGGAGGCGGAGGCTCTAGAGGCCAAGACAACTCAGAGTCAATCGCTCTGCAAAGACAATCTTTAGAGCAATCTAGAGAACAAGCTAGGATGGCTGATGTCCGTTGGCAACAACAGTTTGACTACACTAAAGCCAGGCATGAAGAACAGAAAAGAATAGCAGGACAGAAACCACCTAAGTCTCCTGAAAGAAGTGCTGATATGGCTGCCCCTGCTTTAGATATTGCTTCTAACAATAGAAGGAAGAGAGGACGAGAAGGTTACAAGTCTGATGTTCAAACAGAAACAGGTCTTGGTATTACTAACTAATCCCTATGGAATTAACACTAACCACTGACGTTGACAGCCAAGGCAAACCTTACGATGACGAGAGAGATGGTACTGTCGCTTCTCGCTATCAACAGCTAGTCACATCAAGAGATCCTTTCTTACAAAGAGCACGAGACTGTAGCAAAGTTACAATCCCTAGCTTGGTCCCTGATTCCAACATGGGAGATCATGGGAAATTAAAAACTCCTTATCAATCAGTTGGTGCTAGAGGTGTTAGTCATTTATCAGCACGCTTAGGTCTTAGTCTCTTCCCTCCTAATAGTCCTTTCTTTAAATTAGAAATGGATACCTTAGCTATGAGAATAGATGAGGTAGGACCAGAAATAAAAACAGAACTCGACACTGCATTAGTAAAGGTTGAGCAAGCTGTAATGACAATGCTTGAAACTATGTCAGCTCGTGCTTCTATGCATGAAGCTTTCAAGCAACTGTTAGTAGCAGGGAATGTACTTCTTTATGTAGGTCCAGAAGGTATAAGAGTTATACATCTCGATAGGTTCTGTGTAGTACGTGACCCTATGGGTACAGTTACTGAAATAATAGTAGAAGAAGAAGTCTATCCTGAATCTTTACCTGAAGATTTTCTTCCTGTAAATGATAAGTCACAGGAAAATACTGGACCTATTAAGAAAACAATTAAACTCTATACATGTGTAAAGTTTAAAGATAACAAAGCTATCTGGTATCAAGAAGCAAAGGGTAAAGAAATACCAGGCACACATGGTATGTGTCCTCAAGATTGTAGCCCTTGGATTCCATTACGCTTTGAACGAATTGACACAGAAGAATACGGTCGCTCGCACGTTGAAGCCTATTACGGTGACTTGACTGCACTGGAATCTTTATATCAATCAGCACTTGAAGCAAGTGCAGCCGCTGCAAAGATTCTGTTCTTAGTTAATCCTAACGGTACTACTAGACCAAGGACATTATCATCAGCCGCCAATGGTGCAATCGTTCAAGGTAATGCTAACGATGTCAGCGTCATTCAAAGTCAGAAGAGTCAAGACCTACAGATAGTTAATAGTATTATTGATCGGATTGAACATCGTATGCAGTTCGCCTTCCTTCTCAATACTGCAATACAAAGACCAGGCGAAAGAGTAACAGCAGAAGAGATTAGATATATGGCTCAAGAATTAGAATCCTCCATCGGTGGGTTGTACTCTATTCTCACTCAAGAACTACAACTACCTTTAGTTAGAAGGTTGATGTATATCCTCCAACGTAAAGGGAAGTTACCTCAGTTCCCTGTTAACCAACAGAACGGAGAACCATTAGTTAATCCAAAACCAATTACAGGATTAGAAGCTATTGGTCGTGGCGATGATATGAATAAATTAACTGAGTTCATAACTATTGGACATCAAGCGTTAGGCGCAGAAGTAATGGCTCAATACTTGAACATGGAAGAAGCATTGCGTAGACTTGCTGCAAGCGCATCTATTGACACTACTAATCTCGTTAAAACTTCTGATCAATTACAGCAAGAACAAATTGCTGCACAAACAACTCAGAATAAGATGCAACAACAGGAGCAAATGCAGACCCTGTTGCAATCACCAGCCGCTGCACAGTTGGTGAAAAATTACACACAAGCAGGAGCACCTTATGGCCCCCAGTCAACAGAAGAAGGAGGAGTCCCCAACGCTCTCCCCACAGCAGTCACCGAAGCTGGAGTCCCTAGCGGCCCCACCAATTCCCAAGGCGACACCGCCTAAAGAAGTTCCCCCTCCTGATGCGGATGTAAAGGAACTCGTCATCAAAGAAGAGAAGCCAAAGAAAGCTACTAAGGTTACAGAAGAACCTAAGCAACCACAGGTGATCCATGATCGACCTGGACATATCACTATTAAGTAATTAACAACAACAGACCATGCCTGACTCAATCACTATCAAGGATGAACCAACTCCAGCTTTATCCTTAGAAGATCAAGCCTCTTTACAAGAGGCAGAAAAATCTGAAGAACCTAGCTCTGAACTCCTCGCTGGTAAATACAAATCAGTTGAGGATTTAGAGAAAGGTTATAAAGAACTACAAACAAAACTTAGTTCAGGAGAGAAAGCAGAAGAACCTCCAACCGAGACTGAACCTAAAGCTGAGACTGAGACTGAAACTGAAACAGAGACAGAAACTTCTACTGATGCTAAAGAAATCTATGGAGATTTTATTGGTAGTCGGTTTGAAGAAGCTGGAATTGATTTCGGTGGAATGAATGATCGCTGGCAACAGACAGGAAAGTTAACTCAAGAAGATTACACAGCACTAGATGGAGCTGGCTTCAACAAAGAAATGGTTGATGCTTATCTTGAAGGTGTTCAGTTTAATAGTGCAAAAGATTCTCAACTTGCATCACAACAAGTTCTTGAAATTAAACAAGAGTTTGGAGGTGAGAAAGCTTACGATGACATGCTTACTTGGGCAGCAGGATCTCTAACAGATGGAGAGAAAGCAGCCTTTGATCGTGCTATTAAGACGACAGACATTGATCAAATTAAACTTGTGATCGGTGGTTTACAGAGTCGTTATCTGTCTCAAGCAAACATTGAACCTAAGTTAATTGGAGGCAAAGCTTCTAGAACTACAGGCGACAAATTTGAATCTCATGCACAAGTTGTAGCAGCTATGAATGATGATCGTTATAAGACTGATCCTGCTTTTAGAAAGAAAGTAGAACAGAAACTATCTAGATCAAGTGTATTTTAAAGGCTATTATATAGACACCTAGACCTTTTCAAGAAACATTGGCCCCTTGCGAGGGATACCCAGAGTTGAAGGAAGGAGGTTAGGAACTCTCTTCTTCTTAGGTATTCTCTTTTATGGCTAACTTCACCAGCTCACGGCTGGGCCTTGTCAATGCGACAGGTACTTCTTATGACGCTCTCTTCCTTAAAGTTTTTTCGGGGGAAGTACTATCTGCCTTCCGTAAAGCTACGGTATTCGAGGCTCTTCATACAGTAAGAACCATCTCATCTGGTAAGTCAGCTCAGTTCCCTATCATTGGTCTTAGCTCAACTGCTTATCACACACCTGGTACACAGTTAACAGGTAATGCAATCAAACATGCTGAAGCTGTTATCAACATAGATGACAAACTTGTTAGTAATGTTTTCATTGCAGACATCGACGAGGCCAAGAATCATTATGATGTGAGATCTCAGTATTCAACTGAGATGGGCAATGCATTAGCTTACACTTTTGATAAGAATGTAGCAGCTACTGTTGCACAAGCAGCTCGTACTTCTACTAACGCTAACACCGACCTACCTGGCGGTACTCGTATTAAGATTGTTGCTGCAAACAAAGCTGCTATTACAGGTGCAAACCTTGTAGCTGCTATGTGGTCAGCGGCTGAACAGATGGACGTTAACAATGTCCCAGCCGAAGGCAGACATCTTGTTCTTGGGCCAACTGAGTATTACAAGTTGGCTAAAACCACTGATGTTCTCAACAGAGACTGGGGTGGATCTGGAGCGTATGCAGATGGAACAGTCTTGAAGGTTGCTGGTATCAGCATCATCAAGTCAAACCATCTACCTACTACAAACAGATCTGCTGTAACAGGTGAGAACAACACCTATCACGCTAACTACACTGACAGTGTTGGTCTTGTATTTAACAACCAAGCTGTTGGTACTGTGAAGTTGATGGATCTCAAGATGGAACAGACTGGCTCTGATGTTCATGCTTTATGGCAGGGAACATTCATGGTTGGTTCTATGGCTCACGGTACTGGCGTTCTACGTCCTGACTGTGCAATCGAAATCTACTGGGCAACTAGTTAATTTCTTTTATGGGGGTCTACATGACCCCCTCCTTTTTTATTTGTTATGCCACTAGCACGTTCTACTGAATTAGAAGCAGTCAATCGAGTACTGCAAATGATGGGTGAAGCACCTGTCAATAGTCTTAATGGTCAGTTTGGTTTGGCTAAACAAGCACAAGACACACTTACTAATGTCAGCCGTCAAGTACAGGCAGAAGGATGGTCATTCAATACTGACTACGAAGTAACAATGACAAGAAACTCAAGCAATGAGATTGTTGTTGGTTCAAATGTAAGCAGGGTA